AATGGTATACGTCTGGCCCTCGTCAGCGTTTGCAGCCTGGTGGTGCGATTGTACTTGTCATGACACGATGGGCACAAAATGATCTTACAGGTAAACTGATTCGCGAACAGCGGAACCCAGGTGCTGATCAATGGGAGGTAGTTGAGTTTCCAGCTATACTGCCAAATGATACACCTGTGTGGCCTGAGTATTGGACTTTGGAGTCCCTGCTTGGAACAAAAGCATCTATACCAGTTGCAAAATGGAATGCGCAGTACATGCAGAATCCAACTGCAGAAGAAGGAGCTATACTCAAACGTGAGTGGTGGCAACCTTGGGAAGGTAATAAATTACCTGAACTTAAACATGTCATACAAAGTTATGATACTGCTTTTTCAAAAAAAGAAACTGCTGACTATTCTGCTATAACAACATGGGGTGTGTTTACACCATTTGAGGATTATAAACCTGCATTGATATTATTAGATGCTCTACGAGGTAGATATGATTTCCCTGAGCTTAAAATGGTTGCTTTTGATCAGTACAAATACTGGGACCCAGAAACGGTGATCGTGGAGAAGAAAGCTACAGGAGAACCCCTGATCCAAGAAATGAGAAAAATGGGTGTCCCAGTAGTGGAATTCGTGCCAGTAAAGGGTAAAGATAAACATGCAAGAGTTCATGCATGTGCTCCGATATTTGAGTCTGGTCAAGTGTTCTACCCTGAGGGCGAGAGATTTGCAGAGGAGTTAATTGAAGAGTGTGCAGCCTTTCCATTCGGAGAACATGATGACTACGTGGACAGCACCACCCAAGCTGTGTTAAGATACCGTAAAGGGAATTTTGTTAGCTTATTTTCAGATGAACCCGAGGAACCAAAAAATAAACATGAAAGGCCAAAGTATTATTTCGAATGACGGATTTACCAAAGAAAAAACCTTATACTAAAGATCAGTTTTATACCTCAGCTTTAAACAGCATGAAAGGTATATCAGGAGGTATTGATAGAAATATGATGATCAACAATATTATTGAGAAAGGTAATAAGCTAAGAAAACAAGGAGTCTCAAGACAAGAAGTTATTGGCATTATAAAAAAAGCTAAAACTGCTCACGGAGATTGGTACAGAAACGCAAAGAAACGTGAACTAAGACGGAGAATGAAATGATAGATCAGTTACCTAAAATACCTGATGACGATACACCGGTTCAAGTTATACAGAAAACGCAGGAAAAAGTAACACTCAACGACCTGCCACCGCCAGGTGCTTTACTACAAAGAAAATTAACTGATCGTGAAATACTAGCGTTGAAAGCTTTTGGTACTGAAACATTAAATTTTTTGAATGAAGTATCTAAAGACATTCTTCCAGGTATCGGAGAAGCTAGAGCTATGGAATATACTAATCAAGAAATAGCTGCCTTTAAAAAAGCTGTCGAAGAAAAAGATGTTCCTGGAACCGTTGTTCATGGTATTGGAGTCCCAATTATGTCAGCAGGAACTTTACCTTATTGGTTAGGTGGGGGAGTCATTGGTGGAGCTGCAGCTTTTCTAATGAGAGATATTATCGGTAAAAGTTACCGTAACATGACATCTAAGTTTAGAATGCAAGAACCTGCTAGAGCAGCAACGACTAAACCTGATATCCCAGAAGAAATTTTAGAACAACCTGGTGTTAAGGCTGCAAACCAAAGATCAGAAGTTGCTATAAAGCAAAAAGACGTACCCGTAAAAATTACTGAAAAGTTTAACTTTGGAGAAACAGGAACTCCAGTTAGGACTAATTATTCTAAATCTAGTTCTGAGTTTTTAGGATCAAGATCATTCGATGTTATTGCAAAAGAAAATTTCACAGGGATGAATAATCAACAAATACAAAATAGAATGATTAATCTAATTAGAACAGGTAAAGTAAGCAGAGAAGAAATATTTGATGCAGGAATTTTAAAACTTGATGAGAACTTTAAGCCCATAGGTGGAGCTTTGTCATCGATTCCAAAAGAAATAGGTGGAACAATAAATAAACAAGATATTTTAAAAATGTTGAAGAATGCACCTTCACAAAGACTTAAGATAAATAGATATGGTAGTCCTGATTTTGATTCAGACTTTTTTGATTTATATGCTTCGACAGATATCATGGCAGCTAATTTAAGAGGTAATTTAAATGAGATTATTTTTAAAACAACAAATACTGCTGATAGAGCAGCTTTTCGGAACGTAGAAAAAACAATAGCAGATCTACAAAAATCATACGACAGAACTGCAATGAACAGAGCTGTAATTGCTAATTTTGCAAGCGATAGAAAACTAAATCCACTTAGAGATATTATACCGTCGTTGTCAGTTGGTGATCAACAAATCATGAGATCATTTATATCTAACATTGAAAAAATGAGAAAGTATGTTTCTCCTAGCAAGGGTGAGTTTGCGGGGCCTGCAAGACACGCTACGTCAACTACAAAAGGTGGAGATAATTATTATGAAACTGTTATAAGTTTAGATGAAGCAATACCGGGTAATGCTAGTAAAGGTAAATACACAAACACAGGTCACTTTCCAGATGTGAACCCAATTGTTCACTACAGAGCAAAAACAAGATACAATCAAAAAGGTGAACCTATAATTGCCATTGATGAAATTCAATCAGATACAATTCAACCTTTTTATGATTCAGGTGGAGCAGCGGTTAGAAAAGCTATGAATAATCCTTACGGTAAATCTTTGGTAGAATCTATTATTAAAAAAAGATTATTAGATTTAGTTGATGAACAAAAACCAATATTAGCAAAATTAAGAAAACAATCTTTATCAAGTGCTGAAATGAAAAAATTAAATGAGTTGGATAGAGAACAGGCTATGTATAAAAAATATTTTCAAAGGTCAGAAATATTATCAGATGAAGCAATGCAAAAACTTTTTAGACAAGTCGCTAAAGTTTCTAAAGAAGGTCCTGATTACTTCCCATATTTAAAATCATATTATGAACTGGCGCTCAGATCCGCTGTCAACGATGCAATCATAAAAGGTAAGAAAGGGGTAACAGTTGTACCTGTTGGTAAAAAAACTCACCACTCAAAAGATAAAGGTCACTATCTTTACTATGGTGATGAAAAAGGATTAAAGACTAAAGCTTTAGATCAAGACGCATTACCAGCTCCAGGTAAAAAAGGTGGTGGCGATGCAATCTATCCTGCAACTTTAAAAAAAATTGCTAAACAATTTAAAACAGATTACGGAATAGATCTTGTTGTAAGAAAACAGAAAGTGTTCAATACATCAATGCCAAAAGATGGATCTTACGCTATAAGAAATCCAAACGGCACCGTTATGGCAACATTTAAGAAACAAGCAAATAGAGATTATGTATTGAATAAATTAAATTCAAATAGATCAGCATCTGATAGATTACAAGCTGATTTATTAGGTGGAGAAGACATGCAAGTTGATGAAGCATTCACAGCTATTGTGTTAGAAATACCAGATAATGCAGCCAAGTTATTAAAGAAGAAAAAGATGAGATCTTACAAAACGGGTGGTTTAGTTGCAATCGAGCCAAAAAGAGAGTATTTTGCATCTGTATTTTAATTATGAAAAATTTAGCTAAACTTAAATTTAAAACAGAAAGTCAAAAGGGAAAACAAAAACCTATGTTTGCGGCTAAAACTGCAAGGGCAGTTCCTCAACTGAGAAAAGTTGCAAAGGCTTTGACAGGATATAAGGAAGGAGGAACCATGACAAAAGAAGAAGGTATAGCAAAAGAGCCAGAAAGTGAATCTAAAAGAAAAGGCCGAGAGGGAGCAAAAAAAGTAAAAAAGAAAGTTAAAGACTTTGGCGAAAAAGCAACTGGCTTTGTTTTAGAAATAATTGGAAAAAACAGAGGCGGTGTAGTTAGACCTAAACCAACTTTTCGAGGGAAAGTTTTAAAACCAAAACCAATAACTAGACGTGGGGTTGGTATTGCTATAAGGGGATTTGGTAAAGCATTCAAGAAAGGCAGATAATGTCAAGAGAAGATTTAGTAGAAGTACAAGAGCAGGAAGATATTGAAATTGAAGGTCCTGAGGGAAATACAATCAATGAAAATATTGATGCAATCGAAGATGAAGAGGGTAATCTATTAGCTGGTGAAGAAGCACCTACAGCTCCTCAAGATAATTTTTATGCAAACCTTGCTGAGTTTTTAGATGACTCACAACTTAAATCATTAGCATCAAAACTATTAGCAGATTTTAAAGATGATAGTTTAGCTAGAAAATCTTATATTGAAACTTACACTAAAGGTTTAGATCTATTAGGGTTCAAATACCAAGAAGTTACAAGACCGTTCATTGGTGCATCTGGTGTAACTCATCCTTTGTTAGCTGAGGCAGCAACACAATTTCAAGCACAAGCGTTCAAAGAATTATTACCATCTGATGGACCGGTAAGATGTCAGGTCGTAGGAGCTGAGTCTAAAGAAACTATTCAACAAGCAAATCGTGTAAGAGATTACATGAACTATCAGATAACAGATGTAATGGAGGAGTACACACCTGAGATGGATCAAATGTTATTTTTCTTACCATTAGCTGGTTCAACATTTAAAAAAGTTTATTATGATCCTGCAGCTCAAAGATGTAAAGCTACGTTTATACACGCTGAGGATTTGGTTGTGCCATACAATGCCTCAGATCTATATGAAGCTGAAAGAATATCAGAGGTGCAACGCGTTACAAAAAATACAGTAGCAAAAAGAATTGCATCTGGATTTTACAGAGATGTAGAATTACCAGAGCCATTTTTTAATGAAGACAGAGCACAGAAAAAATATCAAGAACTTGAAGGTGTGACTCCACAGAAATATCAAGATCTATACAATTTTGTTGAGATGCATGTTGATTTAGATTTACCTGGGTACGAAAGTAATGATGGAGTAAAAGTGCCATACATTGTTACTTTGGATAGAGATAGCATGACTATAATGTCTATATACCGAAACTATAAACCTGATGATCCTTCAAGAAAAAGAATTCCTTATTTCGTGCACTACAAATTTCTACCTGGTCTTGGCTTTTATGGCTTTGGCCTAATTCATATGATCGGTGGGTTATCTAAAGCTGCAACGGGTGCATTGAGACAGTTACTTGATGCAGGAACTTTAGCTAACCTACCAGCAGGATTTAAATCAAGAGGACTTAGAGTTAGAGATGATGCGGAACCTCTTCAACCTGGAGAGTTCAGAGATATAGATGCTCCAGGTGGTAATATTAGAGATCAATTTCAATTATTACCATTTAAAGAACCAAGTCAGACATTGTTTTCATTATTAGGTTTTTGTGTTGATGCAGGAAGAAGATTTGCTGCAATAGCTGACTTACAAGTTGGTGACGGTAATCAACAAGCAGCGGTTGGAACTACAGTAGCATTATTAGAGCGTGGATCAAGAGTAATGTCTGCAATACACAAACGAGCTTATTATTCAATGAAAGAAGAATTTAAAATAATGTCTAGAATATTTTCAGAATATTTACCGCCAGAGTATCCTTATAATGTTGTAGGTGGAAACAGAATGATAAAAATGTCAGACTTCGATGACAGAGTTGATGTTGTACCAGTTGCAGATCCAAACATATTTTCGATGTCTCAAAGAGTTACACTTGCTCAAACAGAACTACAATTAGCTCAAGCAAATCCACAAATTCATAATATGCATGAAGCATATAGAAGAATGTACGAAGCTTTAGGTGTAAGAAATATTGATGCTTTGTTACAACCTGAACCAGATCCACCTGTACCAATAGATCCTGCGCAAGAAAACACAGCTGCTTTACAAATGCAATTGCCCAAAGCTTTTGCTGAACAAAATCATGATGCTCACATTGCAGCGCATATGTCATTTATTAGAACAAGAATGGTCCAATCTAATCCATCAGTTTATGCATTATTACAAGGACATATTTCAGAACACGTAAGTTTAAAAGCTAAAAAAGAAATAATGACAGCTTTTATGCAACAAGAAAATTTGGTTCAATTACAACAAATTGATCCGGAAGAATTTGCAAAGCAATTTGAATCAGCGGTAGCAGAAAGAATTGTTGTGCTTAC